GAATAACGGCTCGAACCAACTCAGAATCGTCCCTACCGAATCAATCGGGCACTAAAGGAACTTTGGGGTACCAATCCCGTTCCAATATCAACTCTGGTTCCAAGCACATTATATACATATATACAATTTATATACACCGACATTATGCTGCTGCAGCACTCTCAGCGAATTTAGAGAACTCGGGAATTTCAACGAAATCCTCCATGCTCTGAACAGCTTTGAGTTTCATCTCAATATTGCTAACATCTTCACGAGTTATGCCAAACCTATAAGACAAGAAGCTCAGGTAATTATCGTAATCGGATGGATCCACGTCTACCACCACACGGGGTGCATCGGTGTATTCATTCCAATCAGTCACATCACCTTTCTTTCCAACCCTAATATGTGCTTTGGCCATCTCCTCCCAAATAGGTAGACCTCTACTCCATGCAAGGAGCGACATGCCCTTAGCATAACATAAGCTAAGTCTGTCTGCATGCTCATTCTTCGACTGACGAGGTAACTTAGTAGTCCAGGACATACTTTGAATTATATTCATAGGTATGCGGGTCATTCTAAGTCCGGTTCTGGTGCGGAAGAAATAAGCAGACAAGAAATCCATATCTTCTATGTCACCGAATTTGACGAATTTACAAATCTGACCCAATCCATGTGTTCTAACACTTTGTTTATCATGGAAGAATCGCTCAACTGCTACAAGAACAAGTTCCTTGAGCCGTTTCTCAACAGCAAACAGGACATCATCACCTTTCACAATGAGGAAATATTCATGCGGTCTGATGCCAACTTTCTCAAAGGCATACATCCAATACGATATCATCAATATTGTGTTGCCAAAAGTTGTCCAACCATCCCCTGAAGCTCTTCCTTCAGCTTTGTAATTTACGGCTCCTCTACCTACGTCAACATCCAAATGTATAGCATCATTCAGTATAATCATTGCTATGTCCCGGTCAAGCGGATCAACTAAAATAAAGTTAATATGATCCATACATCTCTGTATTAGATTATTAACCTCTTTATGCATAGCCGCAAACTGAGTCATATCAAATCCCGAACCGTCAGATGCACCACAGATGTAGTCAACCAACCTATTTAATCCTTCCCAGATAGTTTTCGAAATCCCTGGCCAATCCTTCATGCCACAATATTCAGGGAAAAATTCATGAGCTAATTTTTCCAGGGCATTAATTATAGGGTTAACCATGATTTTCTTCAATAATCCAGGACCGGATATTTGGCGCTCCTTTACTTCATTTGCAATGGTCTCTTTGAGCCAAATTTCAACCGATGTTTTCTGATTCTCAACTTTTGGGAATGATTGATAGACATCGTGAAACATCTTATCCACACTCATTGGTCTACCAGATTTAACTTCGGCATCAATTTGGGCTCGCACTTTCATGGTGTATTTCAATTTCCACTCGTCAATTGAAACACGCAATTCTTTCTCATCAAGAAATTTCATGAAACGTTTCTGGACAATGTTTTCACGAAACCATTTGCTCCAGTCTTGTATAACGTCTTCATCATAATAAACTTGATTCGAACAGGCCCGATACATCGCTGCGGTTGCTACAACACGACAAGGATGTTTAACAGTTGGTTCACAGACTCCTGGATACATATACACAGGCCCACATTGGTGAGCATAACACCGTTCCTCTGGTATATTGCATTCAAGGTTCTCTGGTTTCCAATCTTCATCGCGAAACTTGAACTTAGGATCGTGTCGCATGTTAGGGTAGGGTTTCAGCCGCTTCTTATCAAAAACACATGACCCACGTAAATCGTGGTACTTGTGTGTTGACTGCTTACGGCGAACCCCACTCAAAAATGAAACAAGTAGTGCTACTACCACGGCTCCAACGACGAAATCAGTTGACTCAGACTCAACCTTAGCACGCTTAACCACATCAGCGGCATCAACTCCCAACCGACCCTGTAGGCCAGACAGGAACACGACACCAGCAATGCAGCATAACATAATGAGGAAAGTCTTTATCACATTTCCAAAATCAATACTGATCTCTCCTTTAAAACCTTTATACAATTCACGGGCTAACTGAACAACCCCTGACTTATTGGTATAATTGGACATACGCCCAACCATTCCTGAGGCGACATGCTGTGCTATAACTATTTTATCTTCTATGGCTGTTATAGCTCTTAATCTATCATAGGCCGACACACCATCTTCAATGTTATTTATCATAGTGGTCATTTCTGATCTCGCTACCCTGGCAAGATCCATATTCTCACTACGGGCCAATAATTTGGGTACAACTGCAGCGACATCTTTAACTGAACTTTTATGAATTGTTGTACCAATTTTCTTGCATCTTATAGCTGCACCCAGTTTCTTATACCAAGGGTGGCTATCTACACTAAGAACAAGAAGGTCATCTTTAATGACCAGATTCTCTTGTTCGGCTCCGAGACACCTTCTCACCAGTTGCTCAGTAGCTTCTTTATTTAAGTCATCATCACCGATCTGAATTGTTGTCTCAATCTGATTAACAGATTGTTCAAACCAAACAGGTAGGATAGGAATTGCTTCATAAGGTTGTAACTGAACAATTATTTCTAATATAACAAATGGAAGGTCTCCATTCATTAGGCGATCAACAACTTTACAAACAACATAAACAGGGTTGTCACATCCCTGCAGATATCGCTTGTATTGCCATATATCACCAGATGTTTGAAGAACTCGTCCACCCTGGGGGGCGCAACCTCTCAATCGGAGGTCGAATTTGTCCGAACTGCATGTCACGATGCCTTCCTCATCAAAAAGGGAGGCCATCTTCTTATTTGAGCGACGAATAAAATCATAATCATATGTGGCAGCGTAAGATACTGTATCAGCCTGGAACGTTCGGCTAACCAATTCATCAAACACTCCATCACTATGAAGATTATTGACGGCGAAAATTGAATTGAACAACTGAATGCATACACACCCGTGTCGAACTGAACCAGGTGAATGGTTGCAGCGGGACATGGCATGATTAGGATACCTAAAGTTGAACTTAGTCAACTGTGCTTTCTCAAGCCCAGTCAACAATGGCACCATGGTGTGGACTCTTCTGCAATCTTTGACTGCCTCCAAATCGGGAGTCAAGTTAAGGACGCTAGGTTTTTCATGTAAGAAACCAGTCACAATCTTCTTGAAAGAATAATCAATCAAGAAATCATGATAGGGCGTGGTCTCTCTATACCGATCATTTATGTAGAGCTTATTCTTGAGGTGAGCAAAGCTGCGGTTGACATATACTTTAGCTGCTGGGCCAAGTACACTGTCCACAGCTATTGACAACTC